GCAGCGTCAGATGTGTATAAGAGACAGACAATAGGGGCCGTAATATTTAACATTATTTGTGCATTGATTACTAATGCAATTACAAAGGTGGTGTTATGATGAAAAAGATGTTGCTAAAGATAATTAGACTGATAAAAAGATACATAAAATTAATAAATTCAGAATTTGAAAAAGATAGAATAACAGATTACGTAGATGATTTTAAGTTCTATCGAAATAAAAGATATTTTTAATACCGCGCAAAATGGTTATGAGAGTGAACTCGGGTGATCTTCGGACACCCGGGTCTTTTTATGCCTAAATTTAAGGACCTCTAGCTCAGTAGGTCAGAGCAATCGGCTCATAACCGATCGGTCCAGGGTTCGAGTCCCTGGAGGTCCATTTTTAAAAGAAAGGAGTGAGCCTAGATGGCATTAACAGAAAAAAGAAAGCTATTTGCTGATGAATACCTGATAGATCTGAATGCATCTCGGGCTTACAGAGTTGCATATCCAAGAGTAAAAGATGGGGATGTAGCGGCTGCTGCCGCAAGTAGATTATTAAAGATTGAAGAGGTAAAAAAGTATGTAGCGGACCAAATGGAAGCGATTCATAATGAGAAAACAGCGGACGCCCAGGAAGTGATTGAATACCTAACTGCAGTAATGCGTGGGAAGAGTAATGCGGAGGAGATCGTTGTGGAAGGAATCGGAGATGGATGTAGTGAAGCCAGAGCAATAACAAAGGGACCGTCTGAAAAAGAACGATTGAAGGCAGCAGAACTTCTTGGCAAGCGATATGCACTTTTTACTGATAAAGTTGAAACAGATGTTGACATGGATCTTAATATTACAATTGACTATGGCGAGGATGATACTGGATGAACATAAAAGTACAGGCAAATCCTTGTTTTAAAGAAGTTGATCGTAGTAAAAAACGATACATCGTCATGAAGGGTTCTGCTGGATCTGGAAAGAGTGTGGATACAGCACAGCACTATATCCTAAGGCTTATGAATGATCCTGGGCGAAACCTTTTATGTGTCCGAAAAGCAGATGTAACGAATAGAGATAGCACTTTTGCAGAATTGCAGGGTGCTATTTTTCGGATGTTTGGAGAACGATATAAGCGATACTGGTATATCAATGCATCGAATATGATCATAGAGTGCAAGAGTAATCACAATCAGATTATATTTAGAGGAGTGAATGATGAAAGACAGAGAGAAAAACTGAAATCAATCACATTCAAGCGAGGGAAACTTACCGATGTTTGGATAGAAGAAGCAACAGAGATCACACAGTCGGATTTTGAAATCATTGATGACCGATTGAGAGGCGAATTGCCAGAAGGCCAGTTTTATCAGATCAGAATGACATTTAACCCAGTGTCAGTACACCACTGGATCAAGAAAGTGTTCTTTGATCGCACTGATCCGGATGTATTGACTCATCAGTCAACCTACGAAAAGAACAGATTCATTGATGAAGCATACCACAGACGAATGCTAAGACGTAAAGAAGTAGATCCAGAAGGATACAGAGTTTACGGCCTCGGAGAATGGGGAGAAGTTGCAGGATTAATTCTTAAAAACTATATCGTTGAAGAATTTGATCGTACACCAGAACACTTTGATTACATGGTAAATGCACAGGACTTTGGATTTAACCATGCAAACTGTATTGGGGAGGTTGGATTTAAAGATGGCGATCTGTACTTATGTCAAGAACTCTATGTCTACGAAATGGACACAGAAGAAATTATCAAAAAGGCAGCAGGGGGATTCAATAAGAAGCTTCGTATGTGGTGTGATTCTGCGGAACCAGATCGTATCAAGATGTGGAAGAAAGCAGGATACAGAGCAAGAGGAGTAAAAAAAGAGCCAAACAGTGTCAGTGCTCAGATTGATTATTTGAAACAACATAGGATACATATCTATCCAACGTGTGTAAATACAATTAAAGAAATACAGCAATGGAAGTGGAAGAAGGATGAGAGAACCAATACTTATCTAGATGAGCCAGTTCCATTTTTTGATGATGCAATGGCTATGCTGCGTTATTCGATTGAAGAAGAACGAAAGCAGAAACCAAGACTAAACACAAACGTGAAGGGAGGATTATGATGCGTAAAGAAATTTATAGAATATCGCCAGACGAAGAACTAACAGATGCGAAGTTGCGTCGGTTTATCGAAAGGCATGCTGCAGAAAGCACGTTTCGGTATAAACAATTACAAGATGCATACGAAACAGATTTCCCAATCTTTCACAAAAAACCGAAACCAGAGTGGAAACCCGATAATCGTATTGCTGTAAACTTTGCAAAATACATTGTAGACACAATGAACGGATATTTCATTGGAAATCCAATCAAAATCATAGTAGATGATGGAGAGGAAACGATTGAAAAATACATAGAATTCCTTGATCAGTATAATGATCAGGATGACAACAATGCAGAATTGTCTAAGATTTGCTCTATTTATGGAAAAGGGTACGAAATGTATTATAACGATGAAGAAGGAAACGTCGGAATTATATATTTAGATCCAACAGAAGCGTTTATGATCTATGATGATTCGGTACTTAAACGTGAACGCTATTTTGTTCGGCTATATAGGGATGAGGATAATGTCTTGCATGGAAGTGTATCGGACCAAGAAAAAGTTCGATGGTTTACTATAAAAGGGAAGATTGTTTGGAATGAACAAGAACAATTACATTACTTTAATGGGGTTCCAGCTACGGAATATCGTGAAAATAAAGAATGCCAAGGAATATTCGAACCGGTGATGTCCATAATCAATGCATTCAACAAAGCAATCAGTGAAAAAGCCAATGATGTAGATTATTTTGCAGATGCATATTTGAAAATTATAGGGACTTTGTTAGATGAGGATGAATTGAAACATGTTAGATCAGATCGTGTGATCAACTTTGATGGAGATGGCGAAAGTGTAATCGTTGATTTCTTACAGAAACCAAACGGAGACACGACGCAGGAAAACTTACTTGATCGATTACAAAATCTGATATTTTTAATTGCCATGGTAGCCAATATTTCAGATGAAAATTTTGGAACAAGTTCGGGCATTGCAATGGCATATAAATTGCAGGGAATGAGTAACCTTAGGAAAACCAAAGAACGAAAGTTTACCTCTGGAATGAATCGAAGATATAAGCTGATCTTTAGCAATCCTGGAAATGCTATGAAAAAAGATGATTGGGTGAAGTTACATTACAAGTTCACACCAAATGTTCCAGCAAACCTATTAGAAGAAAGTCAGATCGCGCAGAATCTTTCTGGTGTTGTATCACAAGAGACACAGCTTGGGGTCTTAAGTGTTGTAGATAATCCGAAGACAGAGATTGAGCGTATAGACAAAGAAGAGGAGAAGCCAAGAGATGTAGTGATGCAGCAGATGTTTGGAGACAAGACAGATGAGCAGTAAAAATTACTGGAGAGAGCGAGAAGAACGTCAGAGAAAATTGAATATCAAAAATGAAGCTGAGTATCAAAAGAAATTAGATGATATTTATGCGGATATGCTTGAAAATATAGAAAAGGAGATCAACGAATTCTATGTGAAGTATGCTAAAGCAGAGGGAATCACGATGGCAGAAGCCAAGAAGCGGATCGCCAAGATTGATATTGAAGCATATGCCAAGAAAGCAAAACGTTATGTTAAGAATAAGGACCTCTCGAAGAAAGCAAATGATGAAATGCGGTATTATAATGCAGCGATGAAGATCAATCGATTAGAGCTGTTGAAAGCTAATATTGGAGTGCATTTAGTTGGTGGCTATGATGAACTCGAGAAGATTTTTGGAGACGCATTTACGCAGCGGACAGAGGAAGAAATGCGAAAACAAGCAGGTATTCTTGGAAAGACGATTCAGAACAATGGCGAAAAAGCAGAAGTGATCGTAAATGCGTCTTACAAAAATGCAACTTGGTCAGAACGTATCTGGGCGCATCAGTCAATGCTGAAATCAGAGATTGATAAACTTCTTCAAGAAGGATTGATTCAAGGAAAGCATCCAAGTGTACTGGCAAGACATTTAGAAAAACGATTTGGAGTCAGTGCAAGCAACGCAATGAGGCTGATGGTTACAGAACTTGCAAGAGTTCAGACAGAAGCCCAGAAACAGTCATTTATACAGAATGGCTTTGAAGAGTATGAATACATAGCATGTGAGAAAGCGGATGCATGCAGTCAATGCAGATCATTGGATGGAAAGGTATTTAAAGTCGAGGATATGATGCCCGGAGAAAATGCCCCGCCAATGCATCCGTATTGTCATTGTAGTACAGCAGCTCATATGGATGATAATGATTATGAGAAATGGCTAGATACGTATTCGGAGCATGGACTTGATTTTGAATCGTGGCAGCAGTTGAAAGCACAAAGCAGAAATGATAAAATTCAATTAGATGAAGATGAATTGAGCACTTTAATGAAATATAAAAGTTTTGAGTCTTATACAATCAATGATCTGCTGAGAAGATGTGAAGACCCACAGAAACTTCCAGAAAAAGATCAACAATTTGTCAGTCATTTAGACTCGGCATTAACGAAAGTGCCACAATATGAAGGGGATTTAGTTAGAGCGGTTGATTTTTCTAGTTATGCAGATTGTGAAGAAAGAATAATAAAATGCGTGGAAGAATTTGTTGAAAAGAAAGAAATTATTATAGATCAATACTGGAGTACATCGAAAGAGGAAGGATATAATGAAGAAGCTAAAATTGTGATTTATATTCAAAATTCAAAGAAAGGAAGGGACATTAGTCAGCTCGGACTAGATGAAAAAGAAGTTTTATATGAACGAAAATCAGGGTTTAAAGTTTTAAGTAAAAAGAAAGTAGATGGAGTTTGGTATATTCTTTTACGAGAGGTATAGATATGGCGTATGAAGATATTTATAAAGGATTAATAGAAGAAGAAAAACAAAGAATGATAAAGGATGACATTCCAAAATTTCGAGTTATAGGAGACGCTAATTTATCGGAAGAAGAGTTGGTACAAGCCGAACAAGATTTAAACAAAATAATTAAAAGACTTCGAAAGAGAGCTAAAAACAAAAAATGATAGAAATAAAAGTGCGTGATCATGAAATCACAGTAGTAGGCCATGCAAATTATGCAGAGTATGGCAGAGACATTATATGTGCATCGGTGTCGATGTTATTGCAGAACCTAGTAAAGTCGATTCATGATCTAACCGACGACAAAATAGAATACGATTTAAAAGCTGGACAGGCTTTTATCAAATACAGGAATTTATCAGAGAAATCGAAAACTTTGATAGATTCCTTTTTTATTGGTATTTGCAGCATTGCAGATGCTTATCCGAATTATGTTCGGATTGTGTAACTATTATGACCGAAAAGTCGTTAAACTAAGTTTTTGTTAGCAATGATCTGGAAGAGACGGATCAGGGCGAAAGGAGCAAACATGGAGAAACGCAAGTTATTTTTACAACTGTTCACAGAAGGAGATGACGGTGGGACCGGAGACGGGAATGGCGATGGATCCGGAGCAGAAGGTGGAAATAATGAACCAATGTCGTTTGATGACTTCTTAGCGCAAGAAGGAAATCAGGCAGAATTTGACCGCAGAGTAAACAAAGCAATCAAAACAGCAGTGACCAAATCAGAGGAAAAATGGAAGGCACTGACTGACGATAAGCTGACTGAAGCAGAAAAGCTTGCTAAAATGACCAAAGAAGAAAAAGCGGAATATCGTGCGAAGAAAGCAGAAAAAGAACTGGAAGAACTGAAAAAGATGAATGCCAGAACAGAACTTGCGAAAACAGCACGAAAGATGTTAGCAGATGAAAACATCAACATTCCAGATGAGCTTCTTGGTAATTTGGTAGCAGACGATGCGGACGGAACCAAGGCAGCAGTTGAAGCATTTACGAAAATGTACAAGGATGCCGTGCAGGCAGCAGTCAAAGAAGCGATCAAAGGAAAACCGCCAAAAGCAGGAACAGGCGGTGGAAATACAATCACAAAAGAACAGATCATGGATATTAAAGACCCGATTGAGCGTCAGAAGATGATCCGAGAAAATATCAATCTGTTCCAGTAAAGAAAGGAGACAAAATGGAAAAACACAAATTAGATCTGCAGTTATTCACAGGACCAGACGGAATGACTGGACAGGGAAACTTAGAAGTAAAGGCAAGGGAAATTGACTTTGTAACATCTTTCGGAAAGAATATTCAGGCATTATTAGATGTACTTGGTATCGCAAAGATGATCAGAAAAGAGAATGGAAGTGCCTTAAAAACAAAAGAAGTAGCAGGAGAGCTGAAATCTGGAGATATTGGAGAGGGAGAAGAAATCCCATATTCTCAGTACAAAGTAACAGAGAAGGTATTCGATACAATCAAAATCGAGAAATACCGAAAAGGTGTATCTTTAGAGGCAATTGCTGAAAAAGGATATGATATTGCAGTGAACGACACAGACGAAGAATTTAAATCGGATCTTCAGAATAAAGTTAGCGATAAATTCTACAAACAGTTAAAAGCTGGATCATTAACAGGATCAGAAACGACATGGCAGATGGCGATTGCAATGTCTATCGGAAAAGTTAAGGACAAATTCAAGAAGATGAAAAGAACCGCAACGGGTGTGGCTGTATGGGTTAATACACTTGATGTGTACAAATACCTAGGTGCAGCAGATATTACACTGCAGACAGCATTTGGATTTGAATACATGAAGAATTTCTTAGGTGCTGATGTAGTATTTATCAGCTCTGAGATTCCAGAAGGTGTTGTAATTGCAACTCCATTAAACAACATCGTAGCTTATTACGTCGATCCAGGAGACAGTGAATTTGTAAAAGCTGGATTATCTTACACAACAGATCCAACAACAGGATTCATCGGATTCCATGCACAGGGAACATACGAAAGAGCGATTTCAGATATGTTCGCAATCATGGGCTTACGCCTTTTCTGCGAATATCTAGATGCAATCGCATATACCAGTGTTGGAAGCCGAGATACACAGACTCTTGGAGAGTTACATCTTACAGCAGTAGAAGGTACAAATGCTAGTGATACAGCGATCACAATGGATGAACAGCTCATGTCTATGAAAAATGCATTTAAATATAAAATAAATGCATCTGCGGCAACAACAGTAACTTACGGCATGGATGTAAAGAACTGGTCTAAATGGGATGGAGTATCAGAAATCACAGCAGCAAAAGGCAGTCATGTGACAATTGTTGAGTGTGATCGTAACTATAAAGCAGTAAGATCAGGGGATGTCGTATCCGCTGCAAAAGAATAGTGAGGTGTTGATATGGCTTATGAAGTAGTAAAAGCATTTCATGATCTGCAGGATTATAAAGATGTTAAAGGCGGCAAAGTGTATCATCACTATGATGTTGGAGATACATATCCAAGACAGGGATTAACACCGAATAAAACTAGAATTGAGGAACTTCTTGGGAGCGGAAACGCTCAGGGAGTTCCTTTAATCGCGGAAGTAAAGGAGAAAGCGGATGCTGGAAAAGCTTAAGATAATGCTTTGTTTTGAGGATTCCACACAGGACGAAAAACTGATGCTGATCTTAGATTCTGTAGAATCAAGGCTTCGATTACTTTTAGGTGGTATGGATCCACCAGATGAGATGGAACACATCATTATCGAAGTCGCGATCATTCGTTTTAATCGCATCGGATCTGAAGGACTAGCAAGTCATAACGTTGAAGGAGAAACACAGTCGTATGCGTCTGCAAATGATTTTGCTCCGTTCATGGATGAAATCGAAGCATATTTACAGATGCAAAAGGATGCAAAACGAGGAAAGTTGAGGTTTCTATGAGATATGACACAACGATTTACTTTCAAAAGTTGACACAAGGAGAATATGATCAGGAAACAGGTGATTACAAAGAAGATTCTGTAAGCGAAGATTTAAGACAAGCCTCGATCATGGATACAACAACACAGATGATGCGACTGGTTTATGGGATGATCAAGCAGGGCAGTTTAACGATTCAGTTACAAAATCACTATGATCAGCCATTTGATCAGATCAGAGTTGGAAATACAATCTATAAGGCAGATCATTCAAGGAAGCTTCAAACCAAGCAGACTTTTATTGTGTCGGAGGTGCAATGATGAGTGGAATTAAGGTGAATGGATTAGATCAGCTTAATGCAAAATTAAGAAAGAACATGGATCTTAATGCAGTAAAGATAATAGTCAAAAAGAATGGAGCGGATCTCCAGAAAAAAGCGCAACATTATGTACCGGTAGATACTGGAACATTAAAAAGAAGCATTGGCCTCAATATCAAAGATGGCGGCTTAACTGCGGTTGTAGCACCAACGACAGATTATGCAGAATATGTTGAGTATGGAACACGTTTCATGGAATCACAACCGTACATGCGCCCAGCACTGGGCGAGCAGAAGCAAATTTTTAAAAGTGACTTAGAAAAGGTAATGAAATAACATGGATCCACAGCAGGAACTATTTACTGTGCTGCTGTTAAAACTAAAAGAAAAATATCAGGATACGGGAATTGGTGTGTATGATACATTCTTACCGCCAGATGGAACCCCGTATCCTTTTATTTATCTTGCTGACAGCACACAGGATGATCAAGCAAATAAAACAACAGTCTTTGGGGCAGTCAGCCAGGTAATCCATGTCTGGCATAACAACCAAAGACAGAGAGGAACATTATCGAAGATATTATTAGAGATCAAAGATATGTGCTACAAGATCGAAGAAACAAAAAACTTTGGTTGGAATCTTGTAAGAGTAAATCAAAGAATCCTCTCAGACGCAACAACGAAAGAACCCCTGATGCACGGGGTTTTAGAATTAGAATTTACATTTAATTAGGAGGTAGCAATGTTAAATTTACAGCTTTTTGGAAATGAAGCGGTGCAGGGCAAGAAGATTGTTTATCTGTATCGAATTTTATCAGAAGCACCAACACAGAGTGGTACAGCATTGGCATTCACAACAGAGAATGGCCGTACTAAGTCGAAAGATGCTGATTCTACTGCGACAAAGGATGGTTCTATCAGAACACCTGGTGCTGCAGAAGTGGAAATCACAGCGACATCGATTTTGAAGAAAGGTGATGAGCTAATTAATAAATTAGAGAAGGCACTGGATGACGACGCGTTGATCGAAATCTGGGAAGCAAATTTAGCAGAGTCAGCGGAAGCAGGAAATAACAAGTTCAAAGGAATGTATTTTCAGGGATATTTAACAGAGATTGAATACACAGCTAATGCAGATGAGTTTGTAGAAGTTTCCTTAACGTTTGGTATTAACGGAACAGGTGCAGACGGAGATGTAACTGTGACAACACAGCAGCAGGAACAGGCATATGCATTCGTAGACACACCAAAAACAGGAGCTTAGGAGGATATAACATGTACGAATTACAGATTAATCAGTCAACTTACGAGTTTAATTTTGGCATGGGATTTATGAGAACGCTAAATAAAACTCTCTCTGTTCCAGTAGAAGACATTAAAGGGAAAACAAAAGAGATTGGAATGCGATATAAGATTGCAGAAGTGATCGATGGAGATATTGAAGCATTAGAGGATGTTCTTTTGATTGCTAATAAAGGATTTTCACCTAGATTGGAAAAGAAAGAATTAGATAAGTTTATTGAAGATGAAACAACAGATCTTGATGAACTGTTTAAGTCAGTATTGGGTTTCTTAGAGAGTGCAAATGTTACCAAGAAAACGACACAGGAGATTCAAGATGCGATCAAGGAACAGAAACAGGAGAAATAAAAGATTTCGAAGAACAGTACCGGGAGATAGCAATTGACTGCTTCCGGTATTTTGGTTTTACATCATTTGATCAGGTGGATCAGCTGACGATCGCGCAATATGAGATCATGGCTGAAGCGGCAAGATTAAAAGAAGTAGATAAAGACTATCGAAACCATCTGCAGGCATTTCTTAATTTTGCCGTACGTGCAAAAAAGAAAGCCGGAAAGAACAGACAAAAACCAGTCTATCCAACATTTAAGAAATTCTACGACTACGAAGATGCAATCGATCAGGCAAAACGAAAGAATAAGCCAGATCGATTTGAGAAGATGAAGAGATTGCTAAGAAGGAGGGAGAGCTGATGGCAGAATCATATAGTGTTGAAGCGATATTAACTGCGAGAGATGCTGGATTCGAAGCAGGTATGAAAGCAGCTCAAAAATCCACACTATCTTTAGGAAAAGTTCTTAAAAGCGGAATCGGTTTTGGGGCAATGGTGGCAGTAGGAAACAAAGCGGTGTCTGTAGTCACTTCTGGACTTTCAGAAATTGTAGGAGGATTAAACGAATCAAGTGCTGCATGGAAAACGTTTGAAGGCAATATGGAAATGAATAATCATTTACGAAAAGAGATTGTCAGCACTAAAAAAGAGCTTCAAAAGTTTGCAGAACAGACAATTTATAGTTCTTCAGATATGGCTTCTACATATGCGCAATTAGACGCGGTAGGGACAAAAAGCACGACAAAACTTGTAAAAGGATTTGGTGGTTTAGCCGCAGCGGCAGAAAATCCACAGCAAGCAATGAAAACTTTGTCACAGCAGGCTACACAGATGGCAGCAAAACCTAAAATACAGTGGGAAGACTTCAAATTAATGGTTGAACAGACACCTGCGGGTATTGCAGCTGTTGCAAAAACAATGGGAAGATCTACACAGCAGTTAATTAAGGATGTTCAGGATGGTAAAGTAAAAACCGAAGACTTTTTTGCGGCAATTGCTAAAACAGGAACGAATAAACAGTTCACAAAGCTTGCAACAGAATATAAAACTGTTGGACAAGCAATGGATGGTTTAACAGAGACGGCAGCAAATAAATTGCAGCCAGCGTTTGATAAAGTATCTAGCATTGCAATTAAGGGAGTAAGTGATGTAACGAATCTTTTAGATAATGTCGATGGTAATAAAATAGCGAGCAAGATTGGTGGCTTTGCAACAAAGGCTGGGAAATACTGGTCTGTTTTTAAGACAGATGCAAAAGAAGTAGGACAAGCGTTCGGATCAGCAGTAAGTGCTATTGGAAAAAGCATGGGAGAATTGAATGGGGCATTTGGCTCTGCAAAATCTGTATCTGGATTTAAAAGCATAATTGGTGAAATTACCGGAGGGTTAAAAAGTTTTGCTGGATTTTGTGAAGATCATTCAGATGCAATTGCATCACTGATAACGCAATTACCAAAATTATTAGTAGCTTACAAAGGTTTTAAAATCGTAAAAACTCTTGCACCTGGGATAGGAGGCTTTACGAAATCAATTTTATCGTTAGCTGGAAAAGGAATTACAGGACTTGCAGCAAGGCTTTTTGGGGTAGCAGCAGGCGAGGCGGCCACAGGAAATTCGGCTAAAGTAAGCAATAAGTCAGTTTTAACGATGGCAAAAAGTACAATGATGTTAGGCGTAGGAGTTTTAATGGTTGCAACTGGATTTGGGATTATGGCACAAGCAAGTATTGCACTAGCTAATTCCGGCGGATTGGCAATAGGGATAATGATTGGGATGACTGGTGCATTGGCTGCACTTGTAATTGGCGGAATGGCTGCAATGAAGATATTTTCTCAAACACCAGCAAGAGCACAAGCTGGAGCAGTAGCTTTACTCGCTTTAGGAGCAGGAATATTAATGGTTGCAGCAGGCCTAGCAATCATGTCAGCAGCAAGTATTGCACTTGCAAATGCAGGTACACCAGCGATCGCCTGTATGGCAGGAATGGTTGTAGCTGTTGGAGCGTTAATGGCGATTGCGGGAGCGGTTGGACCAGCGATGACAGCAGGGGCAGTTGGATTTATAGCTTTTGGAGCAGCAATTGTCCTTGTTGGAGCAGGAGCATTATTAGCAGCTGCATCGCTATCAGTTGTTGCAGGAGTATTGCCAACAGTTGTTCAATACGGAACATCAGGGGCGGTAGCAATCGCTGCACTTGGAGCAAGTATGGTTGTCTTTGGGGCTGGATCATTGGTAGCAGGAGCTGGTTGCGTTGTACTTGGAGCTGGTCTTTTAGCAGTAGGAGTAGGAGCTACGACAGCAGGAGCCGGACTTTTAATACTTGGAACATCGCTTACAGTAACAAGTACAGGATTTACTGTATTTGGAAATGTTATCAAAACTGTCGTTGGCGCAATCAGCGGAGGGCTTCGAAGTGTACTTGATGGAATTTCGGGTGTGATCAAGTCTGTTGGAGAATCTGCGAAGAATGCAGGAACTGGATTTAAGAGTGTAGCCGAAGGAATCAAGATGATTTCCGGATTATCGATAGGATCTATTGCAAAAAGCCTTGGGGCAGTAGCAATCGGGATTGGAAAAATCTCTCGTAAAGGCTCTGACATACAACAGACTGCAAACGGCATGAAAACTTTATCTGCAGCGTCTGTTTCTGTAAATTCAAGTTTTGGATCCATGGGAGCGAAAGCAACATCGGCTCTATCTGGAATTAAAAAATCAATGTCCAGTACGGCCAACGCTGCAAAATCATCTGGAAAGAAGATGGGAAGCGGATTTACCTCTTCTATGCAAAGCGGATTAAGCAAAGGACCAGGTATTGCCTCAAAAGCTGTATCTAGCACAAATTCAAGATTACGTTCAGGACAATCTGGAGCATACAGTGCAGGTGCTTATATCAGTCAAGGGTTTGCACAAGGAATGAGTTCATGTCTGGGACAGATCGAAGCCGCAGCATCCAGAATGGTATCAGCAGCAGAAAAAGCGATCAGGGCAAAAGCACAGATTCATTCGCCATCCAGAATGACGAAAAAAGATGGTCGTTACATAGCGGCAGGTCTTGCAATTGGTATCAGAAATGGTATCAGCAACGTGAAATCTGCAAGTAAAGCATTGGCGAAAACAGCAATCGACACGATGAAGAAAGCTACAAAATCACGTAAATACGAAGATGCGGCAAGTAATGCTGTAAGTAAATACAAAGATTCTATGAATAGTAAAGTATCTTCAATTACTAAGTCTTTGAATAAGAAGATTAATGCTGGTGTAAAAAAACTGCAAAAGAAAAATCCAAAATTTAAAAAAGCGTATACGCAAGTTGGAAAAATTCTAAAATCAGACATGAGCAAAACGATAAAGTCACAAGGAAAGAAAGCTATTAACGCAGCAGACAAGGCGTTAACAGCTCTTGGAAAGAAGTATCAAGAGAAATACGATGCGATCATTTCAGACAGGGATAATTATAAGAGCAAATTAGCAGATTATGGAGATTTGTTTAGTTCTGATAATTACGGATATATTTCATTAGTAAACTTTAAAGCTCAAAAAAATCAAGTAGAACAACTTGCGAAGAATATGGAAAAACTAAAAAAAGTTCTTCCATATGATCTTATGCGTGATATTCAGAATTTGGATACAGCACAAGGATTAAAGTATACGACGGAATTATTAAAAAAGAGTGATTCCTGGTTAAAACAGTATGGAAAAGACTATTCAGAATTTATGACCAGTGCGGACAAAAATGCAAAATCATATTATCAACCGTATATTAAGCAGCTTGACAAAGATTATAACAGTGCGGTTACAGCGGAGCTAAGCAAATTGAAAAAACAGATGAATACGATTGCGCAGGATGCAACAAAGGGATTTGTTAAAGGACTGACATCTAAATCAAACAAAAAAGCCTTAAATAAGGCAGCAAAAGATTTGGCAAACATCCTTACCAAAGCCGTAAAAGGGAAATTAAAAATCCATTCGCCATCCCGTGTTATGAAAGCCTTAGGAGTATTCGTTGTAAAGGGATTTGTCAATGGAATCTCTTCTATGGCAAATACATTAGATAAAACGATGGATAGCATAATTACAGTTCCAAACTTTAACAACCTTGCGATCGCAGGAGATGTTGGAGGAAGTCTTAACAGTGATTATGACTATTACACACAGGCAGAATACACGATTATTGTTCCAGTTGATCTTGATGGGAAAGAGGTTGCAAGAGTAACAGCACCATACACAGAAGCAGAGCTAAACAAACGACAGACAAGGCAGAACAGAAAACTTGGAAGAAAGTAAGGAGGGAGAAAGACGTATAATTTTGTAGATACAACTCAAAAGGCTTCAGAAGGTTCTCTCCCTTCTGAAGCTCTGAAAATTAATGGAGAGTATATAGAAAACCAGATCACAGGCTACAGAACGCTTTATGTATCTGGAAGAGAATCACTTGCACCAGAGTTGACAACGATCGAATCTGGAAGTAGAGATGGATCCGTGCTGAATTATAAAAGATATCCAACAAGAACAATTACTGTAGGGTATCAGCTTTTAACAGCAAATCCAGAAAATTTTAGGAAAGCATACAATCTGCTGATGAATATTCTAAGCGTAGAAGATTCCGAACTGATCTTTGCGGATGAACAGGATAAATACTTTACAGGAACATTTACATCAATGAGCGACATAGATCCGGGGCGAAACTGCGTTACTGGTGAAATTGAGTTTACTTGTCTTGATCCATTTAAATATTCAACAGCTGAATATGAGATTGAACCATCGAGCGACGGAAACTACTTTTCAGTACAATACAACGGAAATTACAAAAGTTATCCGACGTTTGAGGTTGATTTCTACGAAGATGAAACGGGCACAGAAAACGACAATGGACGTTGTGGATATGTTGCATTCTTTGATGAGGATGAGCACATTTTACAATTTGGCAATCCTGATGAATTGTCCGAAGAAGAAGTTGAGGTTGTAGAACAGGAATCAAATACATACTCAGTTCCAACAACAAAAGTTCTACTGAATCATTCCTTTAAAAAGTCCAGTTCTTGGAATAGTGTAAAATCAAAATACACGACAAATAAGGGAGTGATCTACAAATCATCAACGCAGACAGGATCGTTAGGAAATGGGAAGTCTTACACAGATCAGTATTACCTTACAGCAACGGGATTCGGATCAGGAGATCGTTTTCACGGACCAACGGCCACTTACAGCCTGTCAGAGACGGCAACAGACTTTGAATTTCATTACTCACAGAAAATGTGTGTTGATTCGTCAAAAGACGGAAAAAAACAATGTGGAGCTTTCCAGATGATACTATCCGATACTTCAGGCAACATTGTAGCAGGTGTAGATATTTACAAGTCTGGAGATGGAACAAAAGGAAAATACCGCATGATTGTTGACGGAAAAGTACAGAAAGAAGCAGAGATTGATTTGTCATTTCACAACAAACAATTTGGCCAGAACCGATCCGCAGACAAAAAGAAAAAAGTCACAGAAATTAAAACGGCCAAATCGTCAACAATTACAAAAAAAGGTGCAAAGGTAAGTTTTAATCTTGGCGGCATCAAACAGAGCTTCACGATTAACTCAGTGAAGTCTAAGGCAGTCAAGAAAGTTACATTCATGATCTCGCAAAAAGGAAAAACATCGACGCTGAAATATAATGGACTGTATTCTGTAAAGATGGTAAAAAACTATTCTAAACAAGTAACTGAAACGATTGATAAGATTGTGACAGAGTATCATGACGTTCAGAATAAGTTTAATGCAAATGATGTATTTATCGTTGATTCATCTGCAGCAAGTGCGAAGCTGAACGAGCTTGATCGACCAGACTTAGGAGCTTTAGGAAATGACTGGGAAGATCTGTGTTTACAGAAAGGTTTAAACCAGATCGGATTTAGTTACTCAGATTGGGTAGAAAGTGCTTATGCACCAAAATTCAAGTTACGATATCGGGAGGTGTTCTTATGATCGTATATTTTGCAAACAGAAAAATGGAGATCTTAGGACAAGCTTCTACAAATTTACCAAAAGGGATTGTTATTAAAGAAGATAACAAAGTAGAGGAAATCGATGTTGGAGTAGCTACATTTGAATGTAGGATCACATATTCAGACGAAACAAGAGCAACAGCTGAACAATGGACCGAAGCTGGTAATTACATATTAAGAAGTAATGACGATGAAAAAGAATTTTATACGATCATAAACACGGAAATTGACACTAAGGAACGAGATATCTATATTTATGCAGAAGACGCAGGAATGGATCTCTTAAATGAAATACTAAAAGCATCTGACGAGAACGCTGCTGAACAAACATGTACGGAATATGTTGAAACTGCGATCTATGATTCTGGTTTTCAAATCGGTATTAATGAGTCAGATGATTCAGTGAAGAAGTTATTAAAATTTGATGAACAGACAGCTTCCGAGAGAATCCTTGACATCATGAAAGAATTTGAACTTGAAGTGTCGTATAGCTTTGATATCGAACGTCTGACAGTAACAAATAAATACATTAATATTCACAAAAAACGAGGGAAAGACACAGGGGTTCAGTTGAGAGACGGAAGAGAGCTTGATGGGATCACTATTAAAAAGACTGTAGAAAATCTTGCAACAGCTCTTTTATGCACTGGCTCAGAAGATGCCTCTGGTGTAAAGATTTCCTTGCAAGATTATGAATATGACGATGGGGATTTCTACGTAGAAGGGCATTATTTAAAAAGCAGAAACGCTTTGGCAAAATGGAGCCGCTATGTAAATCCAAACGAACCAAACAAGATAGACAACGTTGGCCACATCGTCCAGACGTTCACTTACGATACAGTAGATCAAAAGGAGCTATGCGAACAGGCAATCAAAGAACTGAAGAAAAAATGCGACATCGAAAGAAACTATGAGATTGAGATTACACACCTTCCGGAAGGAGTCAAAATTGGTGATATGATCAATGTTGTAGATGATGCTGGAGAACTCTATTTGCAGTCAAGACTACTAAAACTGGAAACCTCTGTTGTTAGCAATACACAGACGGCAACACTTGGAGACTACTTAATCCGAGATAGCGGAATTTCCGAAAAAGTAGAAGCTTTGGCAAGCCAGTTTAAAAATTTTACTGAAAGTCAAACATATTACACTTGGATTGCATATGCTGACGATTCGTTTGGAAACGGGATCTCTTTAGATCCAGACGGGAAAACATGGGTCGGTTTTGCGGAGAATCAGAGATCGGAAACACCAGATTTATCAAAACCCGAGGTTTATAAGTGGTCGAAAGTACAAGGCGATCCTGGGGTTCGGGCGGTATCGATCACAAATCAATACTACCGATCAACGTCAAAGACAGAAGTGAAAGGGGAATCATGGAGCGATACACCTCTAGAATGGCAAGATGGCAAATATTTATGGAAACGAAACAAAATAACGTGGTCTAACGATGAAATTACCTATACAGACCCAGAGCTTGACGCAGCATTAAATCAGGTTAACAAGAATGTAAGTGAAGTAACACAGACAGTATCAGGAGTTGTTAAGTTTGTGAGTGATGCAGGAGGCTCTTGCAGAAACTTATATTATCAAAAGGACTTTGCGGATTTTGAAAATTTAACAACGGCGAATAGCGTGTATTATTCAAAGCACACAGCAGTAACTGCAGCGATTGATAATACGGTAGCTTATCACGAAGATAAGTCATTAAAACTTACTTATGATGGTACAAAACTTGGAACATATAGCACACCACTGTATTTAGGAAACAAAAACAACGGGTATGGATGTGTAAAAATTGAGGCAGGAAAAAAGTATATATTATCCTGTTATGTCAAAGCAGATACAGATGTCCCAGCATTTGAGATAGATTTTCAAGGACACAATGAACCTGATGAATCAACAGATGGTTTATTCTTGTCTGATATTGATCCAAGAAGATTGCCAGGTAGTTCTACACTTATTACGTTATCAAAAAATTGGCAGAGAGCAGTGTGTGCGTTTGAAGTATCAAGTACTGCTAAAGATCTATACATTTCCCCTGTTCCATTGATTTGGGGAAGACCGATAGCCGGCATTGGAGCGTTTAATGTTTGGCTCGACTGTATTCAACTTGAAGAGACAGATTCTATAAGCAATCAGCCGACAGAGTTCACAATGGCAAAAGCAACAGTGATCGACGGGGCGGCAATTAAAGCTGAAAGTGTAACAGCAGATAAATTAGAAACAAATGCAATTAGATCAAGAAACTATATACCAGGAGTATCAGGGTCTTTTTTTGATTTAGCTCAAGGAAAATTTGACGCAAAAAATCTAAATTGGGATGAACTAGGAAGATTGTATGCGAAAGATGCAAATATAGAAGGTGTAATTAATGCGACTAGTGGTATATTGAAAGACTGTGTATTTGAGTGTGGAGACGATGAGATTGGTCTAAAAATATATGTACTCAATAATGAAGAGTATGTAATAAGAAGTGTAGCAACAGAGTTGTGTGCTTGGGTTTCGCCAAGCGGAATTAAAGTTACGTCAAAAGGTAATTTTATCTACGCAGGGCTGACAGATGAAGGACTTGTAGAAGAAGGACAACCAATAAAAAATACCTATGCAGCAAAAACGCATACACATTGGAAGCTAACAGCTAGTGACTACAATGTAGGTATCGGATCAAGTGCTGGTCGATTGGCAACCTACGATGAAGATAACAATGCACAAGACAGGGCATTGAATCTTGGATCTTCAGGAGCACGTTGGAAGAGGGTTTATGCAGCGAATGCGACAATCAGTACATCGGATCAGAGGATGAAAAAGGAGATTTCTACATTAAGCGAAAAATACGAACAGTTATTTGAATTGTTAGATCCTGTTACATATCGATGGAAAGGAGAAGGACACGATCGGATTCATACAGGATTTATCGCACAGGATGTGAAGAAAGCCATGGATGAGGTCGGATTGGATGCCACAGAGTTTGCAGCATTTTGCTACGATGATTTCAAAGATGATCCAGAGTGGACGAAAGAAAACACGGGTGGGATGACTGATCGGTATTCGTTAGCTTACGAAGAGTTCATTTCTCTCAACACACATATGATCCAGAAGACGAGACAGGAAGTTAAAGAGTTGCAATCAACTCTTTCTGATGCTGTAAATACGATCAAGGATTTGAAACAAAAGATAGAGAATTTGGAGAAAAGGAGAAAGTAAATGATCATTGTAAATATAGATTCTACATGCGTTCGTTGCGGAGGAATTTGGCAGTATGATTACGGCCAGATTTTGCGTATTCAAAATCTGAAACTTCCACCTGCAGTAGAAATACATTTTTCATTATCGGAACGTGGTGGACAGGCTGTTACAAGAGTAGGAACAACAAGAGACAATGTGACAGATGTGGTAATTCCGGATAGCATGCTTGAAAACGCTGACACGGCAGCGGACTATAAGATTTATGCTTTTATATATCTAGCAGATCAAGAGATCGGACAGACTGAATATAAGATTTCGATGTCTGTCCGATCACGTCCACGTCCAGAGCAGTTTGAAAAACAAGAAGATGGCGAGCTTTTTCGAAAGGCCATATCTGAGGTAAATAAGTCAGCAGATTCAGCTTTGCAGAGCAAAAAAGAGGCGGAGGCATGGGCACATGGACATGCCGAATACGCTGATCATGATGAGGATAATGCAAAATATTATGCAAAACAAGCAAAAGACGAAGCAGAAAAGATTCAGGGCAAGGTCAAGGAAGGAAAAGAAGAGATTGATCGCTACATCAAAGAAAATCGAAATAATCTTAAAGGTGAGATTGGAGATGTAAATTTTGCAGCGTTCAAGGTTGTGAATGGTAGGCTGAAAATGTATTCCGATCCAAATGTTGATAAGGTAAGATTTTACCGCGTAGGCAGCAAATTAAAATACAGATTAGCGATGTAAGAAAGGAGAAACAATGGAAAGCACAAATAATTATATGGAAACAGATCTTGGGAATGTATCTCCGAATCCAAAAGGAACTTATACAAATGAAGAAAGCTATGAATACTTAGATTTAGTGGAATATCAAGGCGGATCGTACCTGTGTACTGCAGAACTTGGAACAAAAACAACAGGGATTGCACCGGTACCTGGAAAAAATACAGACACATGGCAGATGGTTGCATTGTCTGGTAATGCAACGCAAGAATACATCGAAAAGCACACAGAAGTGATTGAAAAATCTAAACAAGTTGAGGCAAGCAGAGCTGCAGTGGAGCAATGTAAAAAAGAAGTCGAAGCTGCACAGTTAGACGTGGAGCAAATGCGACAGGATACGCAACAGGCAGCACAGAATGCAGAAACGGCAAGAAATGGAGCACAGGAAAGCGAACAAAATGCAGCGGCAAGTCGAAATCTAGCAAATACACATAAAGAAGCTGCAGAAACAGCTAAGAATGCAGCGGAAACAGCAGCACAAGAAGCAGAACAAAGTAAGACAGCTGCGGAAACAGCAGCACAAGAAACAGAACAAAGTAAAACAGCTGCAGAGACAGCTGCACAAAATGCAGCACAGAGTAAGGCGGATATTGATAGTATTAAAGCAGGCATCGAAGAAGCTGCAAAGGGCGAAAATGTCTCTCAGATCCAGAAAAATATGAATGACATTAGTCAACTAAAGGAATCTTTAGGAAACAAAATTACAAAGTTCTATGCATCAAATCAAGGCGAAACTCATATTACTGATTCCGATAATGGAAAGATTCAAGATATGATGATATATGGCAAATCATCACAGGATGGAACACCAACGCCAGAAAATCCAGTTGAGATTAGGAGCGTGGTGAATCCGACTGTTAAAGTAACAAATGAAGATGCATTAAAGGTTCAATCTGTTACGCTTAACAATATCACCCTTAACGCAATTCCAGTCTCAAGTGGTGGCAACGTCACAATCAATGGACAACAGTATGTTGCGGATTATGTGGATGTGGAACGAGGGAAAGTTGTGAGAAAGTGTGAAAGGAAAACACTTAATACAAAAAACGGGAAGATTGATGAAGAATATCGATTATCTATTAATATTGCCCCTACTACGTATAATGATGGTAGTAGAGAGTACGTATTTTCAACATTTAAATGGAGTAACTGGGGAACATGTGCAGCAGGCCGAACGATATATATTAAAGAAATAAAAAAACCAAATAATGAATTGTATACTGCGCAAGAATTAAAAGAGTTGAGTCTTGATTTTGATGTTGTTTATCAATTATTAGAGCAACAAGAAACCGACCTCACAGCAGAACAGACACAGGCATTTAAAGCACTTGCAACATATTATCCGACTACAAACATCAGCGCCAATTCAGAACAGCTGGACGGATATACAGTATTCAACTATCCGATTTCGATGCAAAATGGTTGGAACTATGTGAAACAGCAGTTAAACGACAATCGTGATTATATTTATGGCATGGATACACAGAGCGCAGAAGCCTACGTCAACTCAGAGTATGCAGTCGCTTTAACAGAATTGGAGGTAATGTAAATGTTATACAAAACACTATTAAAATTAAAAGAAAGAAATGGACTTACAGATGATCTTAAAAATAAGATTGATGTATTTTTTGCAGTTGGAAGAATTACGGAAGATCAGTACAACGATCTGATGGACATTAAGGGAGACCCTACGCAATTAACCGACTAAAGTAAAATCGCGTAGAGATAAATAAATTATGAAGATTCAGAGGAAAGGGGAGATTTACTTCCCCTGAACATTATATACAACATCACTAAGGTGAACTAAAAAATGGAAGATTTTATAAAAATTCGTGCAAGACCATCATAGGTCTTATTTTTATACCAAAAATCAAGCCTAAAAGGAGAATAAACATGAAAAAAGGAATTATCGCAACACTAATCGCGGCAATCTGCGTAATGATCGCAGCTACATACGCTTTTGCAGCACCAAGGGCGACAGAAAAAACAGAAGCAACGACAAAGGAAAAAGAGGTAACTACAACAGAAAAAGAAAAAACAACAACGGAAGCAACAACAGAATCAAAAAAGGCAGCGATCGAGGAAGAGACATCCGAAGAATCCGCTACAGATCAGGAAGAGGATGATTCAGAAGAGATTACAGATCAGAAAAAAAATGAGCCTGAATCAGATTTAGAAGATAATGAAGAGATCAATGATGAAGAAACGGATCGATGTGATCACGAATGGACTGAACCAAGTTACGCAATTGATCCAGAGAAAGGTTATGTGATTACGCAGGATTGCAAAAAATGCCATCTGGTAAAAGATACGCCGATCTCTTTTGAAGAGTACGAAGAAGCAACAAAAGATCAGGAGCCACGTGAAGAAGACTGTGAATATGAGGATAATGACAATGCAGAAGAAGTTGAATGACGGAAGTGAGCATTATGGATGAATACAAGTAGAGGAGATAAAATATGGAAATACGTGCAAGACCTACAGAGGTCTTATTTTTATGCAAAAAACCAGATAAGAAAGGACGATTAAAATGATGAGAGAATTTATTATGTTACTAAGCAACAATATGTTCTTCAGAATCGTAATGATCGAAGTATGTTTAGATACAATCTTAGGATCATGCAGAGCAATCAAAGAACATAAATTTAACAGCTGTGTTGGAATTGACGGAGCAATTAGAAAGGTGGCGATGCTGATTTCAATTTGCTTTTTAATGGGAATCGATATGATTGCACACATTAACGTATTGGGCCTTGTGCCTCAACAGTATGTACAGTTTCTTGGTGTAGAAAAGCTTGGACTATCAGAGTTCTTTGCTATTATGGATGGATTGTATGAAGCAGTCAGCATTTTGAAGAATGCAGCATTATGTGGATTACCAGTACCAGCAAGAGTGAGAAATTACATACAAAAATTTTTAGAAGATATGACAGAGGAATTACCACAACAGGAAACAACAGCCAATATTATAAAAGAAGAAAAACAGGAGGTATAAGAATATGAAATTCGTAAACAAATTTGCAGATTCATCAAACTACGGCGGAAAAAGAAAACTCTCAGACATGAAATACATCGTTATTCACTACACTGGAAATAAAGGAGACACAGCAATGAATAACTGTAAGTATTTTCAAGGTAAAAATCGTCACGCCTCAGCACATTGTTTTGTTGATGGAAGCGGTACATGCTATAAGTCTGTATCCTTAAAGCGTGTAGCATGGGCAGTCGGAGGGCTATATACTCAGAAAAATGGAGCAGGTAAATATTATAAGAGATGTACTAATGCCAACAGCTTAAGCATTGAAATGTGTAACTGCGTTGGTAAGGTTCCAGATAATGTTTATAAAGATGTCGTTACATTAACAAAATATTATATGAAGAAATATCATATTCCAGCGGACCACGTGATCAGACATTGGGATGTAAACGGAAAAGATTGTCCGGATCCATGGGCAGGGAAAGACAATGCCGGATGGAAGAAATTTAAGAAGGCAATTTCATAA